CTCGCGCTGGGCGCTCGCGAACACCTCGCGCATCGGGGTCCGAACCACCCGGGCGCGGCGCCGAGCGAACAGGTTCCAAGCGCTGCCCTGCTGGCCGGCGGCATCCTGCACCTGCGAGCGGACCTGAATCTCCACCACGTGGCGCATCTCGCCGGCCCGGACCATCAGAACCTCGCCAAGCGATAGGGGGCGAGCAGGGCCTTCACCGAGAACTCGACCTTGGCGATCGCCGGTCCAATCACTTCCGGGGTTCGGTGCTCATACAACTGGGAGACCAACAGCTTGAGCGCGTTCTTGATTGGCCCTGGCACGTCCGCTGCCGCCCAGCCCACGACGTAGCGGATCTTCACCGCATCCCATTGGCACCGCGTGCCAGGCCAGCTCTTCCCGTAGGGGAGGTGCACCCTCCCGGGCTCGCTCGCGGTGTCGGCCTGATACTCGGTGGGGGCGAGCGTCTGGGTGGCCCCGTCGCCATCCACGTAGGTGATGGAGCTGATCGAGGTGAGGTTGCCCTTCGGTAGCGCAATCTCATCCTCACCGGGGAAGGCATCCAGGATCAGCTCCCAGGTCTGGGTCACCAGGCCGCGCCAGCAGTGCTCCTCTACCCACTGTCGAGCGCCCAGGATGGCGGCCTCCACCTGGGGGTCGTCGTCGCCGATCTCCAGGCGGAGGTGGTCCTTCGCTTCGACCAGCGTCAGCGGCTCATCGGCCGGCTCCTGGACGAGCTGGACCGGCACCGGGCTACTTCTTCCTGGGTTTGCCCGGCGCCGCCGAGGCCGCGGCGGGAGGCGTCTCGGATGGTGACCCCGCTGGCAACGCCGACTCTGCGTTCCCCGGTAGCTCGCGGCCGCACCTCAGCTCGAGGGCGATCTCGGCGCCACGCCCCTCCAACACCTCGCCCACCTGGACCTCCCGGACATGATTCCCGTCCGGAGCCCACTTGTAGCTCTTGGTGACCTCGACCCTCATGGATACGTCCCCTTGGCTCTACGGTACCGGCGCAACGCGAGGGTGACCGAGAATGGCCGTGGCGGAGAGGAAGCCTCCGGTGGTGGCTCCCGCCTGGACCATCTTGATCCGGCTGTACCGCTTGGAGCCGCGGTAGCCCACGCGCTTCACCACGTTGTCATCGGTGGCGGCGAAGGTGGGGACCGCGCCGATCAGCTCCGAGGATGCGGTCACCTCGACCTCGTCGCTCATGTTGGCGGCGTCGCCGGCGTACAGGTGGCCGGTGAACGTGCCATCCGTGATGGTGCCGGACTGGACCACGTGCTCCACCGACTCGTAGCCAGAGCCGTCGATGGTCGCGCCGGTGGTGGTGCCGTTGGCGGTGATCGCGGCCGCCGGGTTGATGCTGGGTAGGGTGTTGATGTTGCTGTGGAGGTCTCGTTTCATCGTGATTTCTCCAGGTCTACGAGAGGGTCAGCACCTTGATGGCGCGATCGTTGACGACGAAGCCGCCCACGCGCTTGGTCGTGTAGAACATGACGTTGGGCTTGTTCGTGTACGGGTCGCGGAGCATCCGGGTCCCCTGGACGTCCACGATGTAGTAGCCGCGCATGAAGTTCCCGAACGCCAGCGCGTTCGCGGCCGCCGCCGGGTCCGGCATGTCGTCGTTCTCGACGATGGGGTAGCCCAGCAGGGTGGACGCCTGGCCGGCCTGGAAGCTCGGCTGCCAGAGGTAATTGTTCTGGCCGTCCTTCAGCTTCTTGATGGCTCCCACTCCCAGCGAGGAGGCCATGAAGACCGCCCCGTTGCGGTAACCGCGCTTCAGGAGTTGGACCAGGTCGATGATCTTGTCCGCCACGAAGTTGCCGGACGAGCCGCTGTTGAGGTTCTGGATCTGCCCCACGGAGCGGGTCCCGTCCGCCGAGGTGGAGAGCGTCACGCCCAGGAACCCCTTGGGCTTCTTGTTGCCGTCGCCGCGGGTGAAAGCGTCGTTCTCCTGCTCGCCGAACTCGATCCCCACCTCCTCGGCGAGCCAGGTCTCCAGCGCCGGGGCGTCGTCGAGCGCCTTCTGGGTCATGCGCGGGTTGGCGTAGACCTCGCCGAAGTAGGGCTTGAGCTCGGCGAGGGTCGGAGTGTTCGTCTCGGAACGCGAGTCCTGCTCGCCCACCCAGCCCGAGGAGGCCCCCGGCTGGCTCACCAGCTTCGAGTAGTTCTCGTTCGCGAGGGTGAGGACGCGGCAGACGCTGCGCATCGGGGTGTTGTCCCGCTCGTACTTCTCGATCTCGGTGTCCAGCGTTTCAGGAATGGCGTACCCGCCCTCGGGGTCCGAGCCCACGGAGATGGCCCCCTGGATCCGGAGCTGTTCGAGGGATGCCTCGAGCGCGCGGGTGTCGCCCTTGCGCAGGTAGGTGCCAAACGCCTTGGCGTGCGCCTCCTGGGCCTCGGACGTCTTGCCGGGCTGGTGCCGCGCCGGGAGGCGGTTGGTCTTCATGGTCAGCTCGTCCACCTGGCGCTGCAGGTCGGTGACGGCATGGGCGTACCGGTCGACCTTCTCCTCGGTGAGCGGGTCCGCGCGGCCGCGCGCCTCGATCTCCTTCAGCCGGCGGTCGTTCTCGGCCTTGAAGCCGACCCACTCCGCGTTCAGCTTGTTCACTGCGTCGGCCACGTCGGGGGTGCTCATGTGTTGCAGCTCCTTCAGCGCGCGAGCGCGGAGAGGGTGTGGGTTGCATCGCGGAGCGCCGCGGCCAGGGCTTCTCCCCCGTCGTTGCTCTCCTGGGCGATGTGGTCAGTGAAGCCGCGCTCCTTCGCCTGGGCGGCGTTCATCCATGTCTCGGCGCCCATCCAGCTCAGGACATCCTGGAGGGACTGGCCGGTGCGCTTCGCGTACGTCTCGGCGAACGTCTTGTTCTCCAGGTCCAGGACGTCCGCGGTGGCGCGCAGGTCGGCGGCGCGTCCAAAAGCCAGTGCCCGGACCTCGTGGATCATCCACGTTCCGGCTGGCTGCGTGACGATGGTGTCTCCCGCCATCGCGATGAACGAAGCAGCGCTGGCGGCGATGCCATCCACGTGGACCACGCGCTCGCCGTCGAAGCGGCGCAGGGCCGCGTAGATGGCCTTGGCCTCGAAGATGTCCCCGCCCGGCGAGTTGATGTAGATGTCCAGCGCCTTGGTGCCGGTGGCCTTCATCTGGTCGAGCGCCTCGACGACCTTCTTCCCGGTGACTCCACCGCCGGTCCAGAGGTCGTCGCCGATGGACTCGTAGATGTAGAGTTGGCCCCTATCGCCGCTCGCCTCGGCGGAGAAATGGAACCGGCCGGTCACCTGCTGGTGCCGGGCCGCGAGTTGTCGGGCCATCTGGAGCCACGTGGGCTGCTTCATCGGTTGCCCATCCTGTGGGCAACCGTGGACAGCTCAGGCGCCGGGTGGGACCAGGCGCGGCCGCGTGGGTTGGGCGGGGGCCGGGTCCTTCTTCTCCGATGCCGCCGCCGGCGCGCCGTTGATCAGCATGTTCGCCGGTGTGAGATAGATGTCGCCACCCTCGCGCGGGTTCATGTCTTCCAGCTCGCGAATCTCGTTCGGGGAGAGGGCGCCGTTGGCGAGCTGCTTCGCGTAGAACTCCGACCGCGCCGCCATGTCGCCGCGGAGCAGCCCGTTCACCTGGAACTTGAAGAAGTACTCGCGCCGCTCGGCGTGCGAGAGGAGCTGCAGGTTCCCGCGCTGCTCGGCCCTCACCAGATATGGCATCAGGCCGTGCACCACGAAGGCCAACTCCTGCTCCTCGATGTTGCTGAACGTCGCGTGCTCCAGGTCGCCGATCATGTGGGGAGGTACACGGAAGACACCGGCGATCTCCGAGCGCTGGAACTTGCGCGTCTCCAGGAACTGCGCGTCCTCGGGGTTGATCCCGATCTTCGCGTACTTGGTGCCCTCCTCGAGGAGCGCTACCTTGCTCGCGTTGCCGGCGCCAGCGTGGCGATCCTCCCAGCTGGCCTTGAGGCGCTCATAGGCCTTGTCGCTCAGGGCCCCAGGGTGCTCGAGGACGCCGCCAGGGATGGCGCCATTGGCGAAGAGCGACGCCCCAAAGGTCTCCGCGCCGATTCCCAGGCCGATCGACTCTCGCGCGTACCGGATGGGGCTGGCTCCGCACAGGCCATCGAGGGGGAAGAGCTTGTGATGCAGGACCTCGGTCGCCGGGAGCGTCTCGCGCTTGCCGTCCGCGAGGGCCACCTCGTAGGTGAGCTCCATCGTGTCCGGGTTCCACCGTGGCCTCACCGACCCGATGGGGAAGGGGAGCAACTCGCGCACCGTGCCCCGGACCCGGTTGATCTGCGAATAGGCGTTTCCGCGGAGGGCGAGGCAGGCCACCACCCATTCCCAGAACTCCTGGGCCGTCGTGTGCTCGTTGGGGGCGTCGTGAAGCAGGGTATGGAGCGGATGGTCCTCGGCCTTCACCTTCTCCCGGCCCTGGCGCCGGTACAGGTGCATTGGGAGTTGGCCGACCGACTCCGCCAACACCCGGACGCAGGAGAAGACAGCCGAATACATCATGGCCCGTTCGGGGGTGACATCCACGCCGGCAGCAGAACGCGCCCCTCCGCTGAGGTAGCGGGCCAGGTCGGCGGTGGTGACGATCCGCTCGCTCCCCGCGCGGAAGATACGGTCGAGGATCAACGTTCGCTCCGGTTGGCTGCGGCGGGGGCCCGCGACAGCGCGGCAGCGCCCAGGAAGACCACCAGCCCTCCGAGGATCCACGCCGCGGGCCGGTAGATGAGGTCCACGCCGCGCACCAGCGCGGCGAGCCCGGCCAGGGCGACGGCGTCGAGGAGCAAGCTGGGCAGGTGTCGCACCGCCCACCAGGGTAGGCCCCAACGTGGACAGCTAGACCGTTCGGATGCCCCGGGCCTCGTACACGTTGGTGCCTGGCTTCGGCGCGCAGATCAGCCGGCTCAGCGCCATGACGGCCGCTACGACACCGTCGATTCGCCCGCTTGCCCTGGCCTTGTCGGGCTTGATGTTACCGACCGGATCCGAGGTCACCACCGCGTTGCTCACGCAGTAACGGAGGACCGGGTTCCCGGCGTGCCGCACCTTGCCGTCTACCACCCGCGCCTCCAGGTCCTTGCTGGGCTCGCTCAGCGTCTTGTAGCTCTGGTGGATCTCCACCACGTTGATGCCGTCTTCCTGCAGCTGCAGCGCGAGCTGGGTAGAGCCCCACGGGTCGTACCCGAGCTCTTCGAGCTGGTGGCGCCTGGCGAGCTGGAGGACCTCCTCGCGGACGAAGGCGTAGTCGACCACGTTCCCGGGCGTGGCGGCCAGCCATCCCTGGCGGGCCCAGTCCGTGAAGTGCCTGGTCTGCTCCTGGCGCGCGTACTCGTCCAGCCTGGCCTGCGGTAGCCAGAAGCGGCACACCAGCTCCAGCGCTCCGGCACCCAGCTCGAACGCCAGCACCAGCGCGGTGAGGTCCAGCTTGGAGCTGAGGTCGAGGCCCCCGCGGCAGGGCCGCCCTGCAAGCGCGCGCTCCCGCTCGGCCGCCAGCGCCCGGGCGTCCGTCCCCGGGGCGATCAGGTCTCCCGCGGCCCAGTCGTCAAGCGACAGCCACCGCCGGAGCTGCTGGGGCCAGACGTTGAGGTGCAATCGCAGGTAGGTGTTGTAGAAGCTGGGCTCGCGCTTCGCCTTCTCTGCCTGGGCGGCCAGGTACTCGGGCTTCACCGATACGCCGAAGTTGGGGTTCGCCTTCCGCTGCGCCTCCTCGCTGAAGTAGTAATCGGGCCGCTCCTTGAGGAGCTTCTCCGTCTCGTCCCCCTCGCTCGCCGAGGCGATGAAGGCGTGGAAGGAGTCGTCCTCGAAGACGCCCTCCAGCACCTTGGCGGCGTAGTCGTGCATCTGCCAGCCTATGGCCTCCGGGTCGTACGTTCCGGCGGTGGTGATCGCCAGCGTCATCGGCTGCCGCCGTGCCCCCATCGCGGTGTCGAGCACGTCCCACACGCCGCGGTCCTTGTGCGCGTGCAGCTCGTCCACCAGGTTGCCGTGCGGGTTGAGCCCGTCCAGGGTGTGCGAGTCTGCCCCCAGCGGTTCCATCTTCGAGCCCAGGCGTTCGCAGTGGAGGTTGTTCCGGTACACCCGGACGAATCGGCACAGGTCCGGGCTCGCCTTCACCATCGCCGCGGCGTTGTCCCAGACGATGCGGGCCTGCTCCTTCTTGGTCGCGCTCGCGTAGACCTCCGCGCCTGGCTCCTGGTCGCCCACCAGCAGGTAGAGCCCGAGCCCACCAGCGAGCTCCGACTTGCCGTTCTTCCGGGGGATTTCCCAGTAGGCGATCCGGTACAGCCGCGTCCCGTCCGGGCGCAGCCACCCGAACGCCTCGCGGACGAGGTCCTTCTCCCACTGCTCGAGCAGCAGAGGCCGGCCGGCCCACTCCCCTTTGTGGTGCTTGCAGAAGCGTTCGATGAACTGGACCGGCCGCTCCGCGGCCTCGGGCGAATAGCGGTAGCCCTTCGGGTGGCCGGCTGGTTGCACTGCCAGCTGGTGCACCCTGTCTCGGCGCTCGGCCCAAAGGCGCTCGTACTTACCCCTTGGCCGGTCCACGCGCGCCTCCAGGGATGACGGTGGGGAAGAGGAACGCCTCGGCGAGGTCCTTCGGCGTGCCCGCGGGCGCGGTCGCCGCGGGGGCCAGTGCCTTCGGCTCGCCGATCCTCGAGCGCGAGCTGGCGGTCAGTCCGAACTCGGCGCCGAGCAGGCGGGCCTGAGCGCGAGCCTCCTTTGCGACCTGGATCATCGGGTGCTTCACCCGCGTCTCGTTTGGGCCGTCGATCATCAGCCCGTCTTTCTGGTACTGGCGGGTGGCCTTCGCCGCGAGCGACACGGCCGCGCAGTAGTTGGCCAGGGCGGCGCGGTCCACGTCGCAGAGGATGCCGCACGCCGCGAGTTGGGGAACCACGCGGTCCCACTCCGTGCGCGCCTCCTCGTCCAGCCAGCCCGGTCGCGCCGGCGCCCCCGGTGGTGGCGCCATCTCGCTCTTCGGCGCCCGGTCCGGGCGGAAGGTGCCCTGGAGCTTCTTCAACCTGGAGGGCTTGGGCGGTGGTCCTCGGCGGCCCATCACCGCACCTCCACGGCCGGGGCGGATGGAGCGCGCCCGAAGTCGCCCTCGTCCACACGCGCGTCGTGGCAGGGGCGGCACAGCGCCCGGTGGTTGTTCGGATCCCAGAAGCGCCGGGGATCGCCCTTGTGGGCCTCGACGTGGTCCACCACCTCGGCCGGCTCCGGGCGACCGGCCGCCAGACAGAGGACGCAGAGCGGGTGATCGGCGAGGTAACGCTTGCGGTACGCCCTCCACTCCGCGCCGTATCCGCGAGCCGCCGCGCTCCCGCGGGCGCGCTCGCGTTTTCGCTCGCAGCCCTGACAGCGCGCGCGTCCGTGCGGCACCCTGGCGGGACACCCGGGCGTGGCGCAGGCGTGCGGCGGGAGCGTGGGCATCGCCTTTGGTTCTACGGCTCGGCGTGGACAGGGGACGGAAGGCTCCCTTCCGCCCCGGGCGCGGCTCTGCGCAGATGAGACACAAGGCACCCTTTCGATCTGTGCAGCATCCTGGAGAGCGTCCGCCGGCTCACCCCGAGCACCTCTGCGGCGGCGGTCACGCCGATGCGCGCCACCAGGGCGCGCGCGCGCTTCTCCGTGCCGGCAAGCTTCCTGGGGCGGCCCACGTGGACACCGCGCCCGCGGGCCTCGGCCATTCCCCGGCGTATTGCTTCGCTGAGCTGGTGGTGGCCCAGCTCCCTCACTGCTTGCAACGCCTTCCGCTTCCGTGCCTCGTACTCCTGGTCGTCCTCCGCGGGGCTCTCCACCCAGCGACCGACCAGCTCGAGGGCGCGCTCGGTGGGCGAGAGCCGCTCCACCTTGGGAGCGGAGAGCGGCCTTCGCCGCTGGTACCGCTTCCAATGCAGGGGACAGAAGCGCCGGCCTTCCGCGGTCTCCTCTTCGCACTCCGGCGCCTCGCAGTAGCTGGGGGGGCGCGCGCTCGAAACCTGACGGTGTGTCGCTGAGCTCCGGGGGGGGTCCCCGGCCCCGAGCGACCCAGAGGTTTCGCCCCCCCTTCCCCTCAGGTGATGTGTCATGGCGCGCTCCATGGTCGCCAGTGTCGCGCATGGCGCCGACATGGGAGCGTCCGAGAGTGGGGATTTGTCGCGCGTTACGCCAGCGCTGCGACCCGAGCGAGCGAGTGGCGCCTCTGGGCCTTGCTGCACCACAGAGGCGCCACCCGCGGTCGCGAATTGCTTACCGCCGCTTCAGATGGATGTCGAGGCGCATGTGTGCCTCGTCGATCTTGGTGACTTTGGCCGTGCCGACGTCGGTCCAGTCGTCATCCTTGCTCGATGCCAGGTTCTTTTCGATCAGCCCCGAGGGAAGCGTGTACAGGAACGCATCGCCCCCTGTGGTGCACATCACTCTGAAGTAGTGAACGGTCTTGAATTGATCGGCCATGTCATAGGCAGTCACGAAATCGCCGTAAGAGGGGAAGTCGTCGCGATCGATGTGTCCATGAGCATCGCCCTCCATCCCAGTGCCCGTTGCCGGATTCCATGAGGAAATGATTTCCTTCCGGATCGGATCCCACAACTTGTCCGGGATCGTGCAATTCGGCTGCCTGACGTTGGGATTTGGATTCGTGATGAAATTTCCAGCGACATGGCCCTCCGGCAGGCGGGCCAACGCAGTGCAGAGTTCGTCCCCGACGTCCAACTGCCGCAGTTTCCGTTCGTTGGGGTATCGGCGGCACAACTTGACCGCCAGCGTTTTGATATCCGAGACGGGCGGGATCTCCGTCATCGGAGTCACCATCACGTGAGCGGGGCTGTCGGTGTGCACTCGCCGCGTGATGTTGACCGACTTGTCGATCTCCTCTGCCCCCTCGCCCGCTTGATGGGCGCAGGCGGCGCTGAGGCTTGCCAACAGCATGAGCAGCATCCTCTTTGCTTCCATGTTTCGGTATTGACTCCCTTTGGCTTTGAGTGAAACAACGCGGCTGCGTTGCCAGTGCAGCCGTGGTAAATTGTAATGCAGAGAATTTCAAACGCAAGACAAAATCACGCACACAACTGTGCGTGCATGTGAGTGTGGTGAAATGACTTGCAGGCCCCGCTGTGTGCGCGCTACGTGCTCGGAAAGGCGGCATTCCGCCGCCCGCGAGTCACGAGGCACCCATGGCACAGAGGGAGCGCCCTCGAGGTCACCCTACGGTGGTCAAGACGTTTCGAATCCCGGCCGAGCTCATAAAAGCGCTCGAAGAGATGGGGGCCTACAGCGTTACGGACGCGATCGTTCAGTTGCTCGATCAGGCGCTCGCCGTGCGCGAGACCCTGGGAGAGGAACAGTGGGCTGAGGTCCGGGCGCGCGCCGCGCGCGAGGAGCTCTATGAGGGTCGGGCTTTGGGCAAAGTACTTGGCGAGCTCGCGCGCGAAACCTTGGGAAGCAAGGGCCGAAAGCGTTGAGCGAGCTTCCAGCGACAGCGCCCCGTCAGATCAGGCGATATCAAGGGCCACCAGACAGGGGCGAGCTCGAGGATTCGCGGCGAGCCTCAAGGGTCGACGGCCGCCGCAGGGCCTGATCCATGACCTCATCCAAGCCTTCTGCAGCGTGGGAGTGGAGCTGACAAAGCGCCGCAGGGTCGAGCCCAGAGTTGCGACACTCGCACGGGCGGGCCCCTACCTCGCCGGCACCCTCGGGGCGGGACGCTGGATCGTTGCTGTTGGCCGCAGCTCGCGCAGGCTCGGGAAGTCTGGTTTGGGGGGGGACCTCAAATCAGCACCATGTCGCGCAGCTGGGGGGGGGATCACTCCCTGATCACCCCGGGGGTGATCGCCGTGCCAGCAGAGATGGCGGGCACTTGATG